TTTCACAAAGATTGGCTTCTGCTGGTTTAGAAAATTCTTCTGTGGCTCAGTCGGCTTATAATGAATTAACGAGACAATATACTTCTTACTCTGCTGATTTATTGAGACAACAACTTAGTGATGCTCTTTCGTTATCAGGACTTTCTCAAGAGTATATTAATAATCTACTCTCAAGAACTCAACTTGAATTAGGGGCTCAATCTGCTTATGCACAATCTTATACTCAAGCGATGGGAGCAGCACAGCAGGCAGCAGCACAAAGAGGACAGGCTGCAGCAGGATTGGGACAGGCAGCCACAGGATTGACTGGAACTTTAGAAAGATTAGGTGTTCCAACAACACCAGTTGCAGGGAGTGAACCGCTTGTTACCACTACGCCTGAAACTTTTTACTCTTTACCAGTATATGAAGCTCCGACAACTTATTGATAGGAGGATTTCCTATGGGACGTAAAAAAGTAAGACCTCTATACATACAACCCTATTATAGCCCATACTATTATCAACTTACTGGATTCCAAACAAGTCCTGATATAGATATTACTCCTCTTGTTACTGGAATTGAAAGGAAAACAGAAGTAGGGAAAGAAGAAGCAATTGCAAGGTTGAGAAATGCTATTATGGCTGCAATAGGATCACTTACCTATAACCCTTATGAAAGATTGGTTTCTGAATCTTTTGCAAAAAGGGCTGAAACTCAAGTAAGTCCCTTCAGGGGAACAGAAGCCATTGCACCTACTTTAAGAACAGCAGGGGCTTATGTGGCTTTGCCAGCACCTATTGAACCTAAACCTGCTGAAACTACTATACCAACATTTGAAGAGGTTGAACCTGCGAAACCTGCTCCTATTCATTATGCAGAAGAAAAAGAGCAATATGAAACTTATTTACCCACTTATCAAAAGGCTTTTGAATCTGCAAAGCAGTTTTTAGAATCTACAAGGCAAAATTTATTAACAATGGGATTTAGTGCAGAGGAGATAAGGGGAATGATGTCTCCTTATTTATCTGCAATTAGAGAGGGTATAACATCATCTCTTGGTATGGGTGGAGTAATTAGACCAGAATACCAGGAGTTTGTTACAGAATGGGGGTTAGTATAATGCCATTACGAGAAAATCTTAAAAATATTGATATTCCAATTGACGACGAGCCTATTATATTTGAAGCCATTGCCACTCCTCCTGAAGGAAAATTGAAGGTTGGGTTGGAAACAATTGGTGTAAAAGCAGAACCTATTGTTCCTCCCAAAGTTTTACCAAAAGAAGAAATTAAGAAACCACCAGAAAAACCGATAGCACCTAAACCACCAATTGTAACTAAAAAGGCTAAAGTTGAAATCAAGAAAAAAGAAGAAAAACCACCAGAACCTAAAACTAAGGAAAAATCAGCATTAGAATCGGTAGCAAATGAGAATATTAAACTTCTACTTAAAGAAGAAGAGCAATATAGTAATATCATAAAAACTGCAAATGAGGAATTAAAGAAAACCAGAGAAAAATATTTCTCTAAGATTGATGAATTTTCTAAAAAAATTGATGAATGGGGGAATAAACTTGACACCTTATATCAAAAAATAAGTGAAGAACTTGCTAAACCATTGCCTAAACCACCTACCAGAGAAGAAGTTGTAGAACCTAAACAACCTATTCTCGCTGTTTTAAAAGAACTAACTCCTTTTGTTGTTGGATTAACTGCTTTGTTGAGACCAGGTAAATATGGAGAAAATTTATTTTATTTTAATAGTATGTATCAAGCAATAAGAGATGCAGATGATAGAAAATTTAAAGAATCTCTTGATAAATGGCAAAGAGAATTACAAATTGGATTGGCTGAAAAAAATAATAAAATCAATGCACTTAAAACTTTGGCTGATGGTATTAAAAGTCGAATGGATATTTTAGGGACTACTGGGCAGTTAGCCTTAAAGGGAATTGAAGTTGAAATATCAGGATGGGAAGATCAGATTAAAAATGCTAATGCAATGATTGATAGAATTAATAAGGCTGTTGAAAGAATAGAAGATAAATTATACAAACAAAAAGACCTTGAAATAAAACAACAAAGACTTGAAATAGATGCTTTATATAAAATGGGAAGATTAGGAATTGAAAGAGAAAAAGAAAGAAGACCACTTTCGCCTGAATTTAAGTATATTGAAGATTTAGAAAAACGATTAGGTAGAAGGTTATCTCCAGAAGAAATAGAGGAAGAACTTAAAAAATATAGAGAAACAAAAAAATTTGGTTTTGGATTCGGATTAGAATCACCAGCACCATTACCAACTACTCCTCCTCCCCCAAAAGGGTCACCAAAAGTAACTCCTGAACAATTTGGAGAAAAACTTTACAGGTTTAAATAATGGAGGATTGAATGCCTGAAATATCATTAACTCCCGATGAAAAGTTAATTGTAAATGATGCTATTCTTTCAGGCAAAGATGCTATTAATGTTCTCAATGATTTATTTGAAGGAACTAAAAGGTATGAAGTAAAAAAGGCTATTCGTGATGAAATAATTCATTTTAAAACTCATCCTGTTGACCTGGTAGATAAATTAAAAAAAACACCTGTAGAAACCAAAGGTCCTGCCGAATGGCTTTCATATAGACTTAAGCGTATTCCCCAAGTCTTTGAGGAAGAAATAAAGGGAGTAAAGAAAGAATTTAAGGAAGCAAGATATGCTCCCATGATGCAATCATGGAAATATATTTTTCCTGCCTTAAGAGCACTCAATATTCCTTTTGCACCAGTTAGGGCTTTAGCAGGAGAACCAGTTGAAGAATTAGCAAGAGAAAAAGGAGCTCCTGAATGGTTAAGTCGAATAATAGGATATGTTCCAGAAATTGCAGCTACATGGGGAGCAGGGGCTTTATTAAAAACTGCAAAAGTCCCTCGATTATTGGGGATAGGTAGAAAGGCTGAAGAAGTAATTGGTCCATCTTATGAAGTTCACAAAACAATGACAGAAGTTCCCCTTGCTGAGACTATCTGGAAAAGTATTGTAGAAAAAACTGAAACATTGAAAAAATTAGCACCACAGCAAAGAAAATTATGGAGAGAAGCCTTTAGAGAAAAAGTAGGTAATTATTTTGATGATTTTAATTTAGCCTTATCTGAAGGCGATTTTAATAGAGCAACAGCATCAGCAAAAGCCCTAAAGGGTAATCTTGAATCACTTCTTGTAGAACATCCTGAATTTACTAAAAAAATTCCAATTTTTAGTGCCGAAGAATTGGAATCTATGGTAAAAACCATTCATGGAGCACCAAAGACTCTTTTTGAGAAAAAAGAAATTGTAGATGCCCTTGCTGATGTAGTTATTAAGGGTAGAGTGCCAGAAAAACATCATTTAAAAGCACTTCAAGAAATTTTAGGTTTTGATATTTCATCACTTGCCAAAAAGGGGTTTTTAGCCGATCTAATATCTTTTCCAAGAGCAATTATGGCTTCTACAGACTTAAGCGGTATCTTTAGGCAAGGTATTATGGCTGTTGGAAGACCCCAATTTTGGAAAGCTATTCCTAAATATGTAAAATCTTTTAGTAGAAAGAATTATGAAACATTGATGGAAAGTATAATGACTGATAATTATTTTATTAAAGCTCGAAAAGCTGGTTTAGGATTAACAGATATACTTACTGGTTCAGAAGAAATGTTTGTTTCAAAGTTAAGACCTATAGGTATTGGTTGGTTAATTGAGGCTTCAGAGCGTGGTTATCAAGGATTTTTGAATAAATTAAGATTTGATTTATTCAAAGATATGGCAAGAAAACTTGAAAAATTGGGTTATAATATTGAAGAAAATCCAGAGAAATTCAGACAATTAGCGGATTACATTGGAGCTTTAACAGGTAGAGGTCCACTTCGAGGAAGGCTCGGTAGAGCTGCAACAATGTCAGATACTTTTTTTGCTCCCAGATTAATCGCTTCAAGGGTATATTTTTTGAATCCCAAAAATTTAATTGCACTGCCAAGAGAATTAAGACTCGAAGGATTAAGAGATATTTTATCGGTTTCGGCTTTTGGGAGTGGAGTTTTAGGGCTTGCTTACCTTAATGGTGCAAAAATAGAGAGAGACCCAAGAAATGCAGATTTTTTGAAAGCCAGATTTGGAGATACAAGGATTGATCCCTGGGGTGGTTTTTTACCTTATGTTGTTTTATTATCCCGACTTGTTTCTGGTAAAGTTGTATCATCTACCAGTGGTAAAGAATTTGAAATTGGGGAAGGAATAAATAAGATAGGATATGATGAAATGATGTATCGATTTCTTGAAGGTAAATATGCTCCTATCCCTTCTTTTCTATGGCACTGGTTTAAAGGGACTGACTTTGCAGGTCAACCTTTTGATGTGATTAAAGAAACATATACAAGACTAATTCCATTAACAATTCAGGATACTATGGATATTATTGATATAGAACCTACAGATTTATGGGCAGTGCCTTTTAGTGTTACTGGATTTGGTGTTCAAACTTATATGGCAAATACATACTATAAAGATATTGATATTCCCAAAGAAATTAGAAATAAAGTTGATAATGGTTTATTGGAAGTAAAATTAAATTTACCTATTAGAAGAACTTTACACGGATTCCCTTTAAGCGTAGATGAATCAGAAGCAATGAAGCAGGTTTTTGGGAAAGAAATATATGGAAGGTTATACAATCTATTTTCAGATAAATCATATCAATCCTTACCTGATATTGCTAAAGAAAAGGTAGTAAAAAGTATAATTACTCAAACAGCAGATTATGTAGCAACTAAATATTTCCCTCACAAAAAATACTTTCATGACTTAACTGAAATGATTCAATTTGCTTACAGATGGGATAAAAAGAAAGCCCAAGATTATGTTGATAAATTAATGAAAAGATATGAAAGGCAATTAAGGGGAACTTTGGATTAATGGCAAAAAGAGGAAGGCCTCCTAAAAAAAGTAAAGATAAGGGGATAGAAATTATTGATAAACTTAATACACTTGCTATCAATGTTCTGGATGATCTTTTTGAAAAAAGAAGGACAGGGGATTCTATTAATTTTGATGACTTCAAGATTCAACTTCTGGCTATAAAAGAGATAAAAGACCTTTGTAAAATCAATGCAATGAGAAAAGATAGTTTTGGTAGTTTTTTTGACCAAGGAAGTATTGAAGAAAAAGAATTAGAAGTTGAAGATATATTTGGATTAAATGAACTGGAAGAAAAACAAAAGGAAATAGAAGAGGAGGTCTACGGTGATAGAACTTCAAGAAGAACCGAGAAGAAGTCGGAAGCCTAAATCAAGTTTATCTAAAATAATTGGATTTACTATTATTTCGGGATTGATTGAATTTCTTATTATTATTGTTGTTAATATGGCCTTATTTCTTGTTGCTCTTCGTTATAAACCTGAAGCCTTGCCTTATGTTTTAGGGTTCTTTTTAATTTCCTGCGTTGCAAGATTTTTAAGGATTAAGAAAAGTTAATGTTTCGCTTTCAGGAATATATCAATCGAAGAAATATTACTGATGATTTTTTAATTGATAAGATAGAACAGTTCTGTTCTTCTTTTAAGTTGAATTTGATTAACGATAGTGCAATTAGAATGATGTTTATTGATATTGGAGTTGAATTTGGAGAAGGATATATTTTTAAAGTCCTCAATTATTTGAGTAAAAAGTCAAAAGTTTTTATCAGAGGGAAAGTCCCTACTCCCGATTTTAAAGAAGAATACGCAATACACTATCTTAATACTAAGAATGTTCACGAACAATTTCTTTTTATTATGAGGGCTTTATTCAATACCATTGAAGCAAGTTCTACAAATTATCAAAAACTAAAGAAAATTGTTAATTATTTCTTTGAAAAAGCCACTGGTATTACTTATAATTATACTCAAAATGATTCTAAAATAATTAGGTATGTATAAACTAAAAAATTTCTTAAACTGGTGTTCTTATTTAAAAATATCATCAAGAGAAAAAGGAGTTACTTCTTTTTCTCCTCATTGTTGGTTTGATAGTCAAAAAATTTTAGTTCGTGAATTCTTTAGAGAAATAGAAAATGATTCTCCAGTAAGGGATTTTTTAATTTTAAAAGCAAGACAACTTGGAGTAACTACAATTGTTTTTGCCTTTGACCTTTTCTGGATAATGCAGAATCCTTCTATCAAACTTGGATTTCTTTGCCACAACTACGAAGTAAGACCTAAATTAAGAGAAAATTTTAGAAGTCTTTATCTTAATTTACCTAAAGCCTACAAAATACCTGTTACATTAGATAATCGAGAAATGATGCATTTTGTTAATGGTTCTGAAATTTTTTTCTATCATATTAGTTCTAAAGAAATGAGTAGACAGGCAGTTGCAAGGTCTCAGTCTCTTACCTGTATCCATGCTACGGAGGCGGCTTATTACGACGCAAGTGATCCCAATAATGAAGTTTTAAAAAGTCTTCAAATCTCTCGTGCTAAAAATCATCCTGCAAGACTTACCATTATTGAATCAACTGCAAATGGATTTAATAATTTCTATGACTATTGGGTTAATTCTAAGAATAATCCTTCCGAAAAGGCAATTTTTATCGGCTGGTGGTCAAGAAATGACTATCGAATTTCTGAAAGCAATCCCTTATTTCAAGAATATTCTTATCCTCTTACCAGAGAAGAAAAAAGAGCGGTTAATTCAGTTAAACGGTTGTATGGCCATACAATAGATATGGAGCAGATTGCCTGGTTTCGGAATGAGGTAGCAACGACTTATCAGGGAGATATTAATTTTGCCCTTCAAGAATTACCTTGGACAGAGGATGATGCCTTTAGGCTTTCGGGATACAAATTTTTTGATAGTCAAAAACTTACAGAATTTAGAAAAGAAACTGAAAAACAGGATGTATATTATCTTAATATCTATGCTGATATTAATGGAGTTTATTTAAGTGAAGCAAGTAAACAAAGACATAATCTTGAAATTTATGAACTTCCTCAAGGTGGAGAATACTATTTTTTAGGGGCTGACCCTTCGTTTGGAAGTTCTCCTGATAGTGATAATGCTGTTGTTTCTATATGGAAAGGTTACAATGATAGGATAGAGCAAGTAGCAGAGTATTGTGATAATTCAATAGGGACAATAGAATTTGCAAAATTGCTTGTCTTTTTTTCGTGTTTTTATAGACCAAGTTATTTAAATTTAGAGGTAACTGGACCAGGAAGGGTTGTAATTAAAGAACTTGATAAAATAAAAAATAATTCTTTTGATATTGGAGAGGTTCAAATTAATCTTAATAAAGAATTATATGACCTTGAAAGAATAAAGATAAATATAAGGGATATAAGGGAATATATGTATTATCGACCAGATTCAATTAGGAGGAGTTTGGCAAGGCATTGGGAAACTAACCAGGGGACAAAAGAGGCTTTGATGAATCAAATGAAAAGTGTTGTAGGATTAGGGATGTTTATACCTAAATCAAAAAGATTAATAGAAGAAATGAACATTTTTATTAAAGATGGTTCTTATTTGGGTGCTGAATCGGGTAGAAATGATGACCGAGTTATTGCTTCTGCCCTTGCAATAGAATATTGGCGAACCTATTGGGCTCACAGGCTTGTCAAATATGAAGATGCTAAAAAGATCATTGAAGTTTCGGAATCTAGGAAAATACTTGAACAGACAGGCTTAATACAAACTATTCAACCCTTTATTAAACCAAGAGTTCATATACCCGCATGATAGAGTTCATTGATACCAAAGGTAAAAAATTAACCTTTAGGGAATTGTGTTTTTATACTATTGGTATCAATCCTGCCCATCTTAAGGCAATTTTGGATAAAGGTTCAACAGGTGGATTCCCCTTAGAGAAGGCATTTGAAATTGAGCAAAAGTTAAAAAATTATGGTTTTGATATACCAATGGAATTTTTTTTGAAGGAAAATACAAGAAAAATCCTGAAAAAATATGTAGAAAATTTAACCGAAAATTTATTTACAATAAGAGAATATAATCCCAAAACTGGGAAATTAAATGATTTTAATAAGATAAAAGCAAAATATGATATATTATTTGAAGAAATTAAAAGTAAAGTATTGGAATCATTTAATATATACAATCCTGCTTTTAGCACGAAGAAGAACACGCCACATTAGATTTGGGGTAAATTTTTCAGTAATTACAGTATCGAATTCTCCAAATTTAACTTCCAAGGGATTAGCAAAATATATTTGAGGTGCAATCCATTCTTTATTTTTAATGTTATTTTTCCATTTTTTATAATAAGTGCTTTGCACTGGAGTTAGACAGTATTCTATTCTATCTTTTATTAATTGGTCTGTAAGGTATTCAAAAAGCCCTGAACGTTTTAACCCTTTTGCGTATATTTCTTTTACGGGTTCAAAAGTTTCGTTTAATAATTTCCTTCCACCGAATCTCTGGACAATTTCTGCCCTTGTCAACTTAATAATTCTTAATATTTCATCACAACTTATCATCCTTTTTTCCTGATTAATAGCCTCAAGTGTATCGGTATATTTAAATAACTGCACGGGAATTTTTATTTTATCCTGGTTTAAATCTCTGTAAGCAATATTATTATTAAACAATTTGTGTTTCAAACTATTATATTTTGAAGCAATTAAAACCTTACCAAGATTTACTTCTTTTAAAAAAGAAAATAAAAATTCTTTTTTTACTTCAGTAACTTCGCCACTATAATCCGCAATTCTTAATTTAGGAATGTATGGTTGAATCCCATTTAATTTCATTTGGGGAAGAATTTTAATAATTTCATTATAGATTTTTATGGGGAAATGATAAAATTGATTAAGGTCATAAAATATATCAGCCTGAAAATCTTTTAAATAATTCTGTCCCCAATTTTCAGGATAATCGGAAATATTAGGGTCACCTGCTAAAATTAAATTTTTGGTATCTATGAAATTTTTTATAAATTCTATACTTGGCTTACTTAAATCGTGTGAATCAATAACAACAATGGTATTTGCTTTGAATTTACCCATTGCAGTCTTTGCTCTTTCCCAAAAGACTTTATTGATATTTGGAGGATGGTTTTCTATACCTACAAATTCAGTAAAATAGGTATAGAAGTTATTTGTTTGAGCATCAAGGTTATATTGAAGTATCTTATCTTTTAGGGGGTAATAATAAGAAGAGTAGAAGAATAGAATATTAATAGGAGAGTAATTTTGGTATTCTTTTCTTAAGAAATCCAAAGTCCAATCAATATAGGAATTACCCTTGCAACCTATGATTTTTATTAACATAACTTATTCATTCTCTTCCATTTCCATCTTTATCTCTTCCAGTTCTTTTTCAATTTCCATTGCTTTTGCTTCATCCAATTTATATTCCATAATCTCGTCAAGATAGTCTTCGTAGGATGGATAGCAACGACCATATCTCCAGATAGAAATTATATTCTGCAATAGTGTTAATTCACCGTATTCATAAGGATTCATAACTCTTATCTTTCTGTGCTTGGTTTAACGTCCCACGCACCCCCGACATCAAAATTGAACATATCCGTAATTACTACCTGTATCCGTAGGTTCATGGTAATAACACGGTTGCATAGCATCACCTCCTTCTATTCTCACACATTCCTGGTATCTTTAAGTAGGTCAATTACTTTTTGTATTCTTTCGTTAAATTCTCTTTCTTCTGGAGTTATAATTAAATCACTACTCCAATGAATTACCATACAACCAGGCCTTCCCTCTGGACAAGGTATTTGATAAGAGTGAGGCTTTATTTTTAAACTTTCCAAGATTTCAATAACTTTTTGTAAGGGTATAACCTCTTCCATATTTTTACTCCTTTTCTTATCTCAACGGTTGCATTATATCACCTCATTTTGACTTCATAGTTAGCAGAGTTTAGGCTCCAATCAAGAATCTCTCCTACGTTTTCCTTGCCAACGCACTCATTGCACAACTTAATTTCCCACACCTTACCACGCATAAATATCGTCAAGTCAAAGTATCTATCAATATCATTTCCGCAATACGTGCACTTCATAACATTACTCCCTTTAATCTTGTGAATTTATAAAACTAATATCCGCTATTACATCTCCATCAACATTTTCAAAAGAAATTTTCTTGTCAATAGTTTCCATTTTCACCTCATTTTCCTTAAGAAACTCTAAATCAACTTTTATAATCAGGTATTTCTCGTCTTTGGCTACTATTATGTTTTCCTTATTTATCTCACAAGAAGGACGTTCATTTGGCAAAACTGGTTCGATATTATAAAGTTTACCATCCACCCACTTAAACCTTTCAACAGTCATATGATCCTTACCTTTTCTTGACATTTTCTCCTCCTTCACCAATAGATTGGGTAGGGTTAGAGCCCAACTTCGGGTAGATTTCCTGTAGTCGAAGTCAGGTTTGCAGGCTCACCACACCTGTCTAACCCCACCCTTGCCTTTATTTTTTATCAGTCCATCTCACAACAATACTAAACCCCTTTTCTTTTTTCTTCCAAATATGGAAACCTTTATGCCCTGCCCTTAAAAGGCAATCACAATTACAAATAGGTAAAATTATTCCCTTTTCACATTTCCTTTTCACTTACTTTCTCCATTTTTATAAAACCCTCATCTTCTTTCTCCACTTCGGTGCTTGCCCCATATAACATTGCAAGCATATCAAGAAGCCCCTGCTTGACTCCTCTTCTTCTCAAATATGCTTTCAACATTTCCTTCAAATCATCATAATATACTATCTTTTCCATTGGTTGCCTCCTTTTTTCTCAATTTTTTCTCCTCTTAATTTTAATTGGGTTTTTCTTGAGATATATGGGTCTTTCCAAAATGGATTGGTTTCTGTTCCCTGGGTGTAAATATTCCAGGTCTTTGGTCTTCTTTTCCACCCGTCGCAGATTCGGGCTAAATCTCCATAAATGTCATCTCCGATTCCTAATGTTCGTCCCAGCAGAAGACATACTGTAGTTGTGCAACCTGTAGTATGCACTCGATAATATCGACAGTTAAAACAAGATTTGTCATGAAACTTGAGTTCTGGTAATACTCTCATTTTTCCCCCCCCCTTAAGCAATCATTATACCATTTACAAATTTTCTCAATTTTTTCTTCATATTCGGGCATTATTACTTCATGTCCCTGACCTGACCGTGAATTTATATGTTTATTTATTCCCCACTCAGTCTCAAAACCCTTTTCACAGGTCTTGCAATATGGCTTTTTAATCATAATTTTTAGTGTTTTAGCACACATCCATTGAGGGCATAAGGGAAGGTCGCTATGTTCTCTTTTTTTAAGAGCATCCTCAATTCCCATCTTGGTTTTAAGCAACCTTCCCCTTTCTTCTTCCAATTCTTCACTGGTAAATGTTACATCATAAAAAGCCCATTCAGGAGCAGTCTTATTAGAATCGTCCTGTTTTTCAAGCAAGGAGAGAATAATTAGCCATCCTTTGGTGATATTTTCAATGGCACAATAACCTTTAAGTTGATTGAGATAATGCTCATAGGTTTCCGCTTCTTTTCCTTCTTCGGCAAGTAATCTTCGGCGAGTTTTAATTTCTGCGGGGATGTTTCCCATAAAACTATCCACCGAATACTTGATACCATTCCATTCTTTGGTTTCCCCCTTTTTGTAACCCATTGCAGACAAGATTCGATATTCAATTGTTTGTCCACTTGTCCAATATGCAATCTCCTCAATGGATGGTTTCATAGGTTTTACTATTTGCCAATATTTCTTTCGTGGAGTTAAAAGATCAGTTAAATGGATACCTTCTCTGGTATCTTTTCCCCAGTTATTTTGAACTTCCCCTAAGCACCATTCTTCAATCGACTTATTTCTATAAATTTGCATTAAAAATCACCTTCTTCTGCTAAAATTTTACTAAGAAATTTATAGAATTCGTCTAAGTGTTCTGGTTTTATTGTTATCTTTTGGTAGACATTTCTATTTTTATATTTTTTAACCTTACCGAGAGACGCAAACCGATGCGTCTTCCATTGTTTATCTACAAACGAATCGTTAAGATTCCAGGTATATTGAATATTATCAATCGTTATTTCCTTCATTATTGGTCTCCTTTGAGAATTTTTGTTTTAGGGAATCTTTTAATTCGACAAGCATTTGGAAATGCTCTGGTAAAAGGTTATTCTTGAATTCTTGGTAATGTTTCGTCCACCAGTTCTTCAATTCATAAATATTTTTTACTTTCATTGCTCTATCGTGATATTCGGCAAACTTCTTTTCTGATTCCTTTTTAAATTGATCCATATCACTTTCACTAATTTCTTTAACACTTCCAACTTTCTTAGCATGCTCAATAACTGCTTGAACAATTGATTTGGGGATAAGTCTCATTGAGGCATTTCTTGAAGCTTTAACTCCCCCCTGCTCGAACCAGAAGGGATTTAATGACCCGGAAGAATATTTTTTAGGTTGCCTTTTAAAACCAAAGGCAGTATCCAGTAAAATTTCTTTGCCATCTCTTGATACGACATATCTACCCGCTTTGACAGTAAAAAATGCCTCATCTTCCTTTTCAGTGAAAGTAACTTCTAACTCCCTGATGCATTCCCCTTGTTTGCCAAGTTCTCCCTTTGCTTCATCAACCCCCGCCTTGCTTAATCCCCAAATCTCTTGTCCTTTATCTTTAAAGTGATAAGTTAGAATTTCAGGGAGTCTCCCCTCAAGTTCCTGGATGATTAGTTCATCATCCAAAGAGTCCATTATCCTGAAAGGCAAGGATTCGTCTTTTTCAATCTGTTTTGGTAGTTGCTTCTCTTCCATATTCCTCCTCCTTTTTGAAAAAATTTTTTATCTCCTCTTCAATTTTATCACTAAAAGAAATTGTATTATAAGCAGAATTTGTTATAATAGTGATTGTTAAATCGCCATATCTATTTCTATAAATATTGAATTCTTTTATCATAATTACCTCCTCCTTAAATTCTTTTTTTCAAGGATACCAATTCTCACCTCAAGCGAAGTAAGTTCTCTTGAAATTTCCCTTTGATTTTCTTTTACCTTTTCTATCTTTTGAATCAATGCAGGCTCAACCTGACAGGCTCTCCAGTAATAACCTAAACCAACACCAATTAACAAGATAAAAAACAAAGTAAGTATTTTTTCATAAAGATTCATATTATACCTCCCCATCCATATTTTCAAAAAAATGGCAATTTTTGGCATTGAAAAATATTTTTCTCACTCTTATCTTGTCTCCACGCAATTCCTGATCTGAAATTTTGAATAGTCTCTCGTCCTCATTTGCATTCTCCCATATCCTCTTTTGACATAGGAGAAAGAACACTTCATTTTGTTTTCGGAGTTTTAGATAAAGGCAGTTAAGGCAGGTTGGATATTTTCCTCTTTCGGCAGGCGTGCAATCCATTCTGCACCAATTACATGTTTTGCAATTTTTCATGGCTAAACTATACCATAAAAAAATAGTTTTGTCAAGAAAAAAATAGACATATAAGTTGTCATTTTTTAACCTTTGTTTTTCTTTTTCACAAGGTTCAACTGAAGTCAACAAGGGTATTGACATTCATTAAATTTTATGATATATTACAACCATGACACAAACCGAAATGGCTAAAAAATTAGGCATTTCAAGAACTTATTTAAATGGTATCCTCAATGGCAAAAGAAAACCCTCAATTAAGTTAGCCAAAAAGATAGCAAAGTTAATGGGAATATCTTACCTTGAATTAAGGAAAGATATAAAAGAAATTTTACTTGATTCACTGGATGACCTTCTAAGGAATAGAAAAGCAATATAATGCGGGGGCGGTCTCTACATTGAGGGGAGTAGAGAGGGGCAGTTTATCTGACTCTATGAAAGTGAGCCTCCGTCAATAAAAAACAATGAAGATATTAGCCTTAATTTTATTACTTTTGGGCATTACCATTATTTTCAATGCCGAAACCAATGAAGGGTTTGTTTATATAAATAGAAGTGGATCTGATGCTACATATATTTTGCAACCCTCTTTAAATCGAGTAACAGTGTTTGATTCTGATGGTAATTCCAATACAATGACTTATATATTTTTTTTGAAAATCTTTAAAGAAGTAAATAAGGAATTTGGTAAAGAAGATTTGCGGGCAATTATAAGATCATTCACGAAAGAACCCAAAATGATTTACTAAAATGATTGATAAAATTGAAAAAATATTTGGTTATGCATTTTGGACATTTATTGTTTATCTTTTTGCAATTAGTTGCTATGGAGTGGGAGAAAAACAGGGTAGTTTTTGGATTGGACTTTTTGGATGGTGGCTCTTCGCAATACCCATTGAATGGTTCATAAATAGAGACAATCCCGACCCCAAACCTTGACATTCGATTAAAAATGTGATATGATAATTTTTAAAGAGGCAGGCAATATGGAAGCATTAAATCAAAAAAATAAAAACCAAAAGCAAGGGGTTGTTAGGAAAGCCTGCCCTCCGAGAGATCGGAATGCTTCCACCTAACAGCCCCTTTGTTTTTGGTGGAGATAATATGTGTGGCATCACCTCAATTAGAAAATGGATATACTTCTATTGCCAATGAAATTTTGGAAGCACTTTGGAAAATAAATTTATCCCCATATGAGTATAGAGTGCTTTTATATTTATTAAGAAAAACTTATGGATGGCAAAAGAAAACGGATAGAATAACCTTATCTCAATTTGCAAGAGATATTGGAATTGACCGTAGATTAATTTTTAGGGCTATTAAAAAATTGTCATCTAAACAGATGATTGTCATCTATAAAGATGACAAAAATCGTTTAAGTTATGGATTTCAAAAGGATTATGACAAATGGTTTTTGTCATCTAAAAAGATGACTGTCATCTATAAAGATGACAAGGTATCATCTAAACAGATGACAAAACTGTCATCTAAACAGATACTCACAAAAGAAAATATAATAAACTATACAAAAGAAAATATATACATTGATCGTTTTAATGTTTTTTGGAAAGAATATCCTAAAAAAATAGGCAAGGGATATGCAAGAAAAATTTGGATGAAATTGAAACCATCCCAAGAACTTTTAGAAAAAATGCTTTCTACCTTAAAAGCATATAAAGAAACGGAGCAATGGAGAAAAGAAAATGGTAAATTTATACCCCATCCTTCGACCTGGCTTAATCAAGGAAGATGGGAAGATGAAGTTGAAACCATAAAACCAGAACCCCAGCCTATAGAAACTGGAGTCCCTGATTGGATAAAGGAGGCGATTAAAGATGGATGGAAAGGATAAATTTGGTAAAAGTCTTGGTAGGGATTGCATTAAATTAATTCAACGCAAACTTGCTGGTGTCATTTCAAAAGAAGAATTTTATAGCGAACTTGTTAATTTACATGAAAAATATCCTATACCTGGCCACGAACCATCGTTGACCAAAACAAGAATGGATAATTATCGAGAAAGAAATGTTATTGAAAATTATGAAGATATTTATTATTGGGATAAAACATACCCCAAAAATTTTTGGGAATCCGCTCAAATGTATTTGGTAAATATCAAAAAGGAAAATGATGAATTTTGATAGTTTGTAATACTTGCAGTGCTATATTTTTTGACATTGATGAAAAAGGAAGAGCTGAAAGAGTCTACAAAGAGCATCTAAAATATTGTGAGCCCATTAGAAAAAAGAAAAGTTTGAGGAGGAAGGATGAAAAATTATTACATCCATTTAGACAATGGAAAATGGCAAAAGGTTAAGGGTCGCAAAGTTAAAATTGAAGGTTTTGAAGACCTTGACTTGTTTTACTATAAAGAAGACGATTATTATTATATTACAGAAGGAAAGACAGGTATGAAGGTTGTTGGTGGCATTGAATCTTTAAACATTGCTAAACAATGTGCTCGTGATTTTTTGATAAAGATAAGAAAAAATAGAAAATTAGATAAAGTAATAAGTGAGTCAATTAAAGTATATGGATTGTCTCCAAGATATGAGGTGTGAAATGAATAAATTCAAAGCCAAAGGCGATAGGTTTGAGCGTGAATTAGTCCATTTAGCGGAATCTTATGGTTTAAAAGCATACCGAAATCGCATGAGTAGAGCAAGTCCTCAGGAACACTGGGATATTTCAATTGCTGGACGAAAATTCGAGGCAAAGAAGCGTGGCCATGGTTTTAAAGAAATCCGTAAATGGCTCATTGGTAACGATGGAGTCATTGTAGGATCGGATAGAGAGGAGCCTTTGGTGGTTTTAAGACTTGATGATTATTTGAAATTGCTATAGGGAAGAATATATGGAATACAGAAAAACTCCAGAATATTGGCGAAAAAAATTAAATATTATACCTGGTATGTCTAAACAAGAGGCATTAGAAAAATTTTTAGATTGGCAAAAAGATAAAAAGACTTGTATTCGATGTGAGGAAAATGAATATAAATATAAAGATTTTTGCGACCTTTATTTGATCTGTAAGGAGGTGGAAAATGGAATACCTAATGGTCAATTATCTAATCACGGAGAAAAATCTTGCAGAGGCTCTTGGGGTATCCAAACAAACACTTTTAAAATTACGCCAAAAAGGTTGTCCGTGGATAAGTATCGGAGGCAAAGTGTATTACTATGAACCCGATTTTATGAAATGGGTTTTAGAAAATCAGAAAAGAGTCACAGATATATCACAACAAATAACGGGAGATAATGATATATAAATAAAACAATATAATATATAACGCCAGATATGGTTTATCTCTAAACCTATATAAAACCATTAACTCTTAAAAAATTGTGTAAGACCCCCAGTCCCGTCTCAGGATTCTCACCCGTAACGTTAAGGATTGAGTGAGCCTTCCCCGTTGCTCCCGTTCCCTGCCCAGCGGTCAAGTGCAATCAAAGGCACTGACATAGGTCTTATGGTATACGCTCAATCCATAGACTGGGGGATTAAATCTAATTTTCCATCTCCAGCCTATCTATGGGCATGGAGTAGAAACACTCCCTACATACCTCTATATGACGCCCGTCCTCGAGGATAAGGTCATAGAGGGCAACAACAAGTTTGCCACATTTGTCACATATATAACACTTCAAATTAATCACCTCCTTATTTTTCTTCATTTGCCGTTTTTACTCCCAATAAATATGCTTGCGTTAATAGGGCACAAGTTCTAGTGAACTGTTCCCATATTGCACACTTTTCCTTAAGGCAGTATTCTAAATGCTCCCTTGAACTTGCTAAACAAAATGGACATATTTTTTCGTTTTTCATTTTTTCTCCCTTCTCCCCGTATAGCCGATAGGTCAGCTTTGAGTTGTTTAATCAGGCCAAACACCGAATTTAAGCAACCAATCTTTTGTTTAAAACAAAAAGGGGTAGCCAGTCTTTCGACCAACTACCCCTTTTCTCGGTTGCCTATTGCAGTGAGGTGGGGTTGAATTTTATTCTAATAATTGTTCAAGTCCCTCTTCCTCCATATTTTCAATCTTTCCGTCAGGGAACGATTTATAAGAATATTCCCCTTGGGAAACCCTTCTACCAGAGATGCTGGCGTGAACTACCAGCTCTGGGCTTTTGACATTAACCAGAGCCCAAGCTGTCTCTCCAAGATTACCTTGGGGGGAATGAAACTCTTTACCCTCAGCAACTATTTCAAAATCTCCCTCAAGGGAGAAATCAGCTGACCCCCTATACCCCGATCTTTCTTTGACCAGGGCAACCCAGCCTTCTGCAGGACGAAGAACAAGAGCACCTTTTTCTGTCTTGACAACTTGTGCTCCATGGATGGGGAATTCTAAATCCCAAGGAGTCCACTGCTTTCCTGCATCTGGTGGGATTTCTTCAGGAGAGTGTGGGACAAAACTTTTATTAACCCACACCTTTGTCTTGATGTGGTCGTGGCTACCAGCCACGAGTTCAATGTAGAAGAAGTTTTTCTCGTTCCTAAATAACTTTGCCTTCATCTCAATCCTCCCTTTGGGCTTCCGCTCCTTCTGAGCTTCCGCCCTGGTAGCTTTTCTTAGATTTACCTCTATAACGTGGAGGCTTCAGAGGCTTAGCTACCAAAACCCCTACGGATCGGTTATCGGGTCTCCGATCAACCCTTTTTGTATCTTTATTTGCACCGAGGTGGTTCGTCAGGGGTGCAAACCACCTCACGATGTCCATCTCCATATAAACGGTAGCAAGAATGCTTACCGTAGGAGATGACCCTTACCAGAATCCAAGACTCTGGTGAGGGGAAAATGATTTCCTCGCTCCATTGGTTTCCCGTTTTGGAGCGAGCAAATACTCGTCCCTCAACCCCGTCGCTGTATTCAGCGACGAAAGTTGAAGTTCCTATCCCTGCCTTTTTACAAGCTATTATCATTCCTCCTTCTTCTCCTTATTATAAAAAAGCCCACCCTCGCCTTGAGCGAGAATGAGCTTTCTATTTTGATACACCCAAAGAGCATGCTTGCACAGATGCCCATTGAGTGCGTGAGGACAAGAGCACTTGAGACTCTTAATCCCCACAAAATAAAATTGCCCAGGAACGGATTCAGATTCAATCTGAACCGTCTCTGGGCCAATCCTTTTCCATGAGGAGGGGACAAAAGGTCTCATTGTTCCTTCCTCACAAACCGAGTCACGGCAACAATGTTGCCGTGCTCATCCCTGATACAGGATTTGCCCGTATCAGGGGCCAGGAGATCGGTCCTCTCGCTGGCCTCGAAGACCAGCGAGGAGACCAAAAAGAAAACCCCTTCCTGAGGTTCAGGGAGTCCAACAACCCGACCAGTCTTTCGGGTCACAGTCGGAATCCCCTCTACCTCGGTTGAGGGGGTCTCAATCGTTTCCACCCGAGGAACTATGCCCTCAGGTGGAAAAATAACATCCTCCTCCCAAAAGGGAGGGGGCTCCATCCACCCCTCTTCATCATAGTGAGGAAGAGTGGAAAACCTTTTGATCCTCACCCTGACCGGGTGAGGGGTCAAATTCTTGACCATCGCCAATCCCTCCTTTTTATTTTTTACTTATTTAAAAGCAATCCCTGTGCCAATTTTCAAAAAAATTTTTTCTCAATAAATTCAATATGTTAAAAATTTAGCCAATCCTCCAAACTCCAAAAATCCTTACATTTTTGAACAAAACGCATTACAATTTTGAACATTTCCAAAAACACTGCCTTAACTATTTAATTTTATTCAACTTTCCCATTGTTCAATTTTGTTCAAAAAATTACAATTTTGTAACCCAATTCACGCTCCTTATACTACTATAGTACCCAATATTACTAATTCTTTTTATATATTAATTTTATATATATAACTACTATAGTACCCAATACTACTAATATTAGTAATAATATCTACTAACGTAGTATTTGTTATTATGTTGATATAACTACTAAGATAACCAATAATACTATTATTATATTTATTATAATTATTATAATATTCTATATATATTACGTATACTTGGTAGTAATGGATTCCATATCTAAGGAGGAACTCCGTAGTTTACATAATAGATATTATCAGACGTAATTATAAGTATCTGAATTCATTAAAGATTTTTGGAACTTTTTGTGAAAATGAGAAATGAAAGGCAAGGGGAATCCGTCGCTGGACTTTTTTATAAAAGGTTTGGCGGCGCTTACCTTCCTTCCCCCCAAAGAGAAATTTTTAGGGTTTTGGGGTTGTGGTATAGTTTAGAAATGCCTCTGTGGATTTAAATTTTGCGTTTTAAGGGGGGTTTGGTTTTTGTGGTCTTAAAACGTGAAATTTTTAATTTGGGGCTTGACAAAGTTTTTGGTTTGTGTTTATTATGGGGTTATGAGTATTAGGGAGCAGGGTTATCCTTACGACATACCTATCAAGATTAGTCCTCATGTAGATTTAGACATCACGATTACCTGGACGGGGGATAAGCCAACGACGATTGAGGTTGTAGGGTTGGGTAAGACTAAGACGATGACACTTACCTGGTCTGGGGATAATCTTACTTCAATAGCAACAGTGATAACATAGGGGGTTTTATGTCAGATGTAAGATATTGTGTTCCAGTAACTTTGAAGAGGACAGTGTCGGTGACTGATTTATATGCTGCTCTGAAATCGATATTGAATGCTTTACTTAGACCGATGTGGGTTGATCCGACAACTTCAAGGGTAAAAGCGGATGTAACAGCAACTCAATCTGGAACTTGGAATGTAGGCACAGTAACTACACTTACCAATTTAGGAACAGCAAATGTTACTGGGATGTATATTGATAGAACAGCATGGGGACAGAATATTCGTCCTCGCATAACATAGAAGGAGTGGAAAAGTGACAACTACGTTGGGCTTTAAGGATTTGATTGATTTACCGCAATGGAGAACGTTGGCAAATTCTATTACAGCAACGGCTGCTGGTTCTTGTATTTGTGATGATGATAGACACGATGTATCAAGAGACCCATATTTATATCTTTTAATCAATGCAACCACTTTTCAAAGATACAATACCAGAAACGATGAATGGCAAACTCTGACTTCTCCAGCGTTGGCAGGGACTTTCGGTGCAGGTGCAGGGTCAGTTTTTGTTCCTTCGGCAGGGCCTTCTGGGACTTTAGCAGCAGGATCAACTACTACATCTGTAGTTCTTTCAACTGCTTTGCCAGCAGCAGTAGGTGTAAATCAACTCGCTAATAGAGGAGATGGCGTAGGATATAAGATAAGGATAATTGGCAATGCCACAGGTTCATCTGGAAAGACAGAAGAAAAATACATTATTGGAAACACTGGTGGGACTACTCCCACAATCTACCTTGATAGTGCATTAAGTTTTACTCCTATTGCTGGAGACAGGTATGAGATACTGGCTGGTAGGGTAATGCTGATGTCTGCTGGGACATTGGCGGCTGGTATTGTCAAGGGCTATGATGTTGCCACAAACTCTTTTGTTACCGTAACTCAAACTAACCTTCCTGCGACGATTGGAACAGACTCAGAATTTATCGCTCTCGATGAACAATATGTACCTAATACCAGAAATCCAGGTGAAGGGTTCTTTGGCAATCTTGTTGCAACCGCCAGTTCTTCAACCTCTATTACGGGACAGGCAACTGGTGGAGACGCTGGGGTTTTGGCTAATGAATATAGAAATTTTCAAATTAGAATTGTTCAAGATACAACAACCCCAACCGCTGTAGGGCAGCGAAGGATTATTTCCTCTCATACTGCAGGCCCTTCTGCGGTTTATACTCTTTCATCTGCCTGGACAGTAACTCCTTCTGCCAATGCTACATTTGTAATCGAAAATAATAACGATGTCATTTTATCAACTTCTGCTTCGACTACGATGTATTCTTATCGAATGGGTGGGTTTACCGCTGACGGCACTTGGTCTTATTCGGGAACAGTAGGGACAAATGGAGCACTGGCTTATGCTGCAAGACCTGGTGCTTCAGGTGCTGGAACTTGTGCTATACCTTCTTATGGCTTAACTCTGGATACTGCCAAGAATGCAAGATATAGTTATATTTATTGGTTCAGAGGTGGAGCAACAAATACCCTCGATTTACTTGATATTGCAGGAGCAGCAGGAACTGGAGCATGGACAGGAGCGATTGTCTATGGTGGTCAGACAGGAGCAACTACATTTACCACGGGCACATCATCCTGTTATGATGCTGCAACTAATTCAGGAAAGTATGGGTATATAAGTGTGAATGGGACTCAAAGGTTTGCAAGATTTGATGTGTTGAATAGAGTGCTTGAACCCTGGTGCTATTTACCTTATGCACAGTCAACTGCGGTTGTAGGAGAAAAGGTAGCAACAGGATTGTTTATTGATGGAACGACAAAATTGACATTCTTGTATGCAATCCAAAATAGTGGCTCTGTATTCTGGAACTGTGCAATACAGAGATAAGGATGGTGAGAATCATGGATTTAGGTCAACTCATTCAGATTATGGAGAATAGAATTTCAACTCTGCAACGAATTTTAACAGAAGCCTATTCGGCAGGAGATATTGACCGTTATAGCCAAATTGATGGTGAATTGAAAGAAACTCAATTAACATTAGAGAAACTTAAATCTATTACCAAAATGGAGACAAATTTATGAACATCAACACGCTTATCGAATCCCTTGAAAATAAATTAACTGCCCTTGAAGCAAAAAAGAAAGTTGCAGTAGAAAAAGGCAAACCCGAACTTCTTTTTACCTTCGACCAGGAACATATCGAGACTGCAACAACACTTAATCTCATAAAAAAGGCAGTAGAAGAAATCAAAGTCTACCAGGCAAAAGAAGTAAAAGAAAAACTCAAATTATATCTTCTTGAGAATCTCCCCAATCTGGCTTTCTATTTTAAACAGGAAAGTATCAACAAAGTAGTAAGCGATGCTTTAGAGCAGGCGTTTAATAAATTAACCGAAGAAGATTTTTTAAACAAGGTTGTAAATTTAGTAGAAAAATGAATGGAGGTATTTTATGGAGCAAATAGTAATAAGGGCTTATCAAGCGTTTGATTATGAGAGTGTTACAGTGAGTAGCACAGCGGTTGGGTTGACGGCAAGTAAGTTTAATTCTTATGCGGCTTATGAGATAAAGGCTTTTATGACGCTTGAGAGTGCTCAAATCAGGTGGAGAATAGATGGGACGAATCCAACCTCAACTGAAGGGCATTTGCTTGAGGCGGGTCAAAATTTAACTATTGAAGGTTATAAAAATTTGAGTCAATTTAAGGCTATTAGAACTGGGACTACAGATGGGGTTCTTAAGGTGACTTATTTGATTGCAAGATAGAGATGGAACAAGAATTATTTAACAAACTTACTGAGGAGGAAAAGTTGCGATACAACAACCTATCTCTCCAACTCGAAAATTGCCAACTCCGACTCTTCATTGCCCAGCATAACTTTGAAGAGTTTGTGAGTCAGATGAAAACTAAGTATAGTGAGGTGAAGAAAAATGGGGATGATAAATGACTATATGCTTATTGGAGCGTTACCTTGGCCGTTAGTGGTTAAAGACGGCAGCGTCGGCATAAATACAGTTCCAGAAACAGATTTTGTTGATTTTCCAGGCAAGGTTAAATTGCATATTCATACTGGAGACTATAACGGTGGCATTAAGATTACTGCAGGTTCTGGAAAATTCGCTGGTATATGGTTGGCTCATAACAACGCTAACCACGAAATGTGGGAAATGGCGTCTAGTTATAATACTTACTGGGGAAATTATTTTACTCTCTGTGACCATACGGCTGGAGTTGGTATAAACAATGATAGGTTTATTCTGGTGGGGGCGGGAGCGACTTCAGGTCCTTATACCGAAGGAACGATGGTTTGGAAAGCGGATAGGGTAATTGATACTTGGAACAAACCACAATTCCAAATCTTAGGTGAAACAAATGATTTACAGAAGTTGGTTATCGGCTACGATACAACTAATGATAGAGGAGTTATTCAGGCTGGACATGGTGGAGTGGGATATACGGGGTTATTATTAAATCCATTCGGTGGCAACGTTGGTATCGGGACGACGAGTCCAGGTGGCTCATCCACAGCAGGAGAAAAAGTTCTCTCCATCGCTAACGGTACAGAACCTGTCGGTGGGGTTACTGGTCAAGTAAGTTTATTTAGCAAAGATGTTACAGGTTCAGCAGAACTTTTCGCTATGGACGCAGCAGGCAACAAAACTCAGTTATCTTCCCACCCCACTGACTTTCTTGACACTCTCCCTGTCGAAGACCATCCATTCCCTTGGGCTTATCGAGCTGAGAACGAATACTTGGGTAAGCGAATCAATGTTGACCTCGCTGGATTGGTTGCGGCGGTTGAGAAACTTACAGGTAAGAAGTTTATGTTCATTGAAGACATCGAGAGACGAGATTGGGACGCTGATCAGGAAATTCAGAGACTTGCACGAGAGGAAGAAAGACAACGAGCCTTTGCACAAATCGCAGACCTTGAACAGAAGATTGCACTTGAAGAAGACGAGGAGAAGAAAGCCGACTTAATCAAACAAAAAGATGCAATCGTCATTCCCGAATCTTATGTCAAGAAACCAATGCCAAAGTGGATGGCGGATAGGGTAACGAGTTAACTATGTTTTATATTCTTTCAATATTGCTGACTATCTTTAATTGGGGAGACTATTTTCTAACCCAAAGGTTGTTGTCTTGTGGCTATCAGGAGTTAAACCCAATTCTAAAAAAGTTAAGTATGTTTTGGGCTAAGTTGATTATAAATGTTGCTTTAGTTATTATAACCTACCTAACCCACTGGCTTGTTCTTGTCGTTCCGACACTTGCCTTACTTTCGGCTTGTGTTTGGAATGGAAGATTATTATACAAATATTGTAAGAGGTAAAAATGGTTTTTATTATCAAAGACTACAAGAAAAAACAGATTAATCAAAAGTTTATTGATGAAGTTGGAGATAGAATTGGTAGTGTGAAAAAGCACTATGACGATATTGTCAAAGAATCAAGAAAGCAAAAGAAAGAATTAGAAGAAAGGTTAAGAGAAAGTGGTCTTCATGGAGTTAAGAGTTTTGAGATTAGAAATTTTGAAGAGTTTGCAAATATTGAGAAAACAATGAGTATGATTCGGGATTATAAAGAAGTTTCACAATCAACAAAAGATTTACTTAAAAAAATTGAGCCACTTCGAGCTATTGATGAAAAGGGTAACATAAAGAAGGTGTGATATGTCATTACCATATACTTTCTCAACACTCAATCTTACTACATATCCTAAAGATGCTCAAGGAAATTATATCTTACCTGCTTCTGCTTTGGATGATAATTTTACTTATGTTTTGAATCGTATTTGGGTAAATACAACCGCACCTACAGATACAGATAAGTATCCATTCTGGTTAGATACTTCTACAAGTCCAAATTTATTTAAATTATGGAATGGTAGTCAATGGGTTACTTTTCAGAGTGCTGGTCAGACTGTAAGAAAGAATTCAGGAACGAATGTTGGAACTCGGAAAAGATTCAATTTTATTGAAGGAACTGGAATTACCTTAACCATTTCAGATGATGCCACAGATGATGAGATTGATTTAACGATAGGAAGTTCAGGGGGAACGAGAAAAATAGACTTCCCTGCCTCTTGTTTTGAAACAAGAGTTGCTACAGGATGGGCAGAATTTGTTCAGGTTCAGGGAACAAACTTTGATTGGGGCGAGTTAAGGTTTGATCCCTCGACAGATGAAAAAGCAATATCCCCCCCATTCAGGCTTACAGGATGGGGTGGTGGGAATATAAGTGTGAGGATTGGATTTAAGGCTAATGCTACAAGCGGGGATGTGATGTGGATAGTATCGTTTCTCGGAAGAGATACAACAACTCCAGAAGCCTGGGATGCGGCTTTTACTGACCACGCCTTAAGTGCAGTAACTGTTCCCTCAACCGCTGAATATTTAAAAGAAGCAGTATGGACAGGGACTCCATCAGAATTGGCAAATAATGACGCAGTTATTATGAAAATTACAAGAGACGCTGATAATGCAGGAGATACATTAACAGTTGATGCAAAACTTCTTTATGTTCAAATAGAATATTAAGGAGAGAATGTATGGATTTTTCTAAGTATTCTAATTATAAAATAAAAAATATGGTTAAGGTTGATAAAACTAAAACCAAACCAGAGATTACTTTAAGTCTTTACAATAGGGATACTGGAGAATTGGAAACATCGGAAGTTTTTGAAATAGATATTAAAGATTTGCAACAGACTTTGGTTAATCTTCAAGTGGAGAAAATGAAATTAGAAAATCAGATAAATCAAATTAATGAATTAATAAAAGATTTAAGTTAATATGGAGGTCGAATATTAATGGCAATTATGCTTTTTGGGAAAACTCCCGCTGATTTGGATACTTATGGCGGTGGGGATACAACGACAATTTTAGGACCTTCAATTAGTGCTTATCAAGCCCCGGGTCGAGGAATAATGAAAAGTTGGTCTATGTATAGTGCCAGTGCAGGACCTTATAATGTGAAAGTAAAAGTTTTCAGGGATGACGGGACAAATTATGTCTTTATAGGAGAAGGTCCTGTGCAATCTGTATCTGGAGGTCTTAACGCCGATTTACCTTGCTGGATTCCAGTGGAAAAAGGCGATTTAATTGCGATTTATATTAGTGGGACTTATAATATTGAGATGACTTCTGAGACTGGAGGTAGAGCAACATATTCGGGAGATGTAACCAGCACATTGCCTAAAAGTTCGTGGACTCTCAGTGATTATTCTCTTGCTCTACAAGGTAAGATTTTTACAAGAGTAAGACCGTTATAGAAGATTAAGATGGCTAAAAGACAAAAAGAAGAAGTAAAACAAATTTCATATTCAGACCAGGAATTAAGACAAATTAAAGATGACTGTCTTTCTGGGCTTGAAGAAAGAAGAAAAATCTATGATACCTATGGTGAAAAGGTTTTAAGAAATAATCTTAAAAATCCCCTCTTTAAACACCTCGAAGACATTGTCTCTTTAATTTACTTTCCAGATAATATTATCTTCGATACAGTGATTCAATTAGATAAAGAAAAAATTACAAAAGATATGATTGAAAAATTTGGTAAATTAAAAACTGAAATTTATGAGGATTTTATTAATGAAGCTCTTGATATTCAACTCTATGATATTTTCTTCTGGGGATTAGTTTATGGTGCTTATTTCGTTAAATTTTTTATCAATTCAGATAATGAAATAAGAATTAAAAAAGTTTCTCCCTATGATATTTGTGTTCTTTATGAAGATTATTTAGATTTAGATAAAAATCAAATTATCCTTCACGTTACAAGAATTCCAAAACATATAGCCGTAAAAAGATATGGTGAAGATTTACTGGTAGAGATGAAAGAAGTTTCTGCACCTGTAAGACCTGAATCAAGATTTATTGCTCTGGTTTATTCTCAAACAAAGGGACAAGTTCCTACACAAGAAGATATGTGGGCACTTGAAAGAGATATGCCACCAACTCCGAAGCAAGTAGGAAAATATGTAGAACTTTATGAAATGTGGTTATGGGATGATTCGATTAAAGATTATTTGATGACTCAATTCATTGGTAATAAGATAATAAAGTCTAAAAACCCATTCATACCAAAAGTCCATCCTATTATCCACTGCGTTCCAAATCCAATTGAAGGATACTTTTTTGGACTTTCAGAAATTCATTTTCTTTATCCAATACAAGATAAACTTAAGGGACAAATTGACAAAATTGAACATAATGAAAAAATGCTTTCAGAACCACCAATGATTGTAAGTGGACTGACAGGTTCTATTGAAGCACAAGAAATCAGAAAAAAATTAGATACTCCTCGTGAAGTTATTGAAATTATTGATCCTACATCGAAAATTGACTTTTATCTTCCTAAACTAACCCCAGAGATTCTTTATAATTCACTTCAATATTGGGAAACATCTTTTAAGGAATTAAGTGGTATAATGGGAATATTGGGGGGTAAACCACTTCCTAATGTTCGATCTGGTTCTTATGCTTCAATCCTTGCTCAATTTGCTTCTGCTCCTCTTAAAAAGAAGGCCTTAAGGGCTGAATGTTTTATTGAAACAATGATGACGATGTTTGCTAATATTAAAACAAAAATACTTGAGAAGTATGCTACGATTTCTGGAGTTCCTTTTAGGGTTGATGTTTTTGCTCATACTTCATCTCCGATAGTTGCAACTTTCTATCAAGATATGTTATTAGAATTGGCAAAGGCAGATTTTATACCTGCGGAGGTTATTGTAGATATTTTACCTTTGCCTGAAAAGGATAAGATAAAGCAGTTTTTAAGGATTAGGGCTATGGAGTTGGGTTATGAGAAGGAAACCCAGAAAGGCAAGGAAGAGACCTAAAAGGTTTAGAATATATTACAGGTATCATAGACCAAGAAGAGTAGAGAAACGCTAACTAATTTCAGAGAAAGGAATATTAAATGCCAAGAAAGAAAAGAGTAGGCCGTAGGGCCAAACGAAGAGTCAAAAGAATTTAACTAATGGGATTAGTTAGTTGATTTCTCTACTCTTCGGTCTAATTAATTCCCATTAGGGAAATTTAAAAAAGGAGGTAAAATAAAATGGCTGAATTTGGAAGATTTGCAATATTTTCACCACGGTCAGTAAGTGGAGCTTACACAATGACGCTTGATGATAATTGTATTCTACATACTGTGGGTGCAACAAACCAAGCAGTAACTTTACCAAAGGCTTCACAAGTCAAAGGTAAGGTAGTTTATATTCAGAAAGTTGATTCTGGAGCGGGCTATACAGTTGTAACTGCTGCTTCAGGAGATACAATTGATGGAGCTGCTTCTGTAAATATTACTGCACAATATGGTAAGAAAATGCTTTTAAGCAATGGTTCGACCTGGTCAACTATTGTATAAAAGGAGGCCAATATGCCAGAGAGAGGTATCTTAGACCAATTAGGGGTTAATTTGCCTCCTCCACCTGTAGGTGGAATTGGAGGTCAGGCAGTAAAACCACCAATGGCTGAAATGAGTAAACCTGCTGAACTTGGAGGTATAGAAGCCCTTGCCGATACAATGGTTACAGGTGCTTTGATGTTACTTACTCAAGCGGTTTCTCTTTATGGGACTTCTGAAAAAGGTGATGGAGTAATCAGGGCTATAAGCACTTTGAAAAAGGTTATTCCTACAGAAAAGATGAAAGAAGCAGAAAGTAACATTATGGCACTTTTATCTTCTATTGGGAAACCAGGGACTATGGCAACTCCAGCACCAGCACCGACTCCAGAGACTTCACCAGCAGTAGCAGGAGCACCAGCACCGCCTACAGCTGGAGTGACTCCAGAGATACCAGCAGGTAGAACAATTTAAGGAGTTGAGATAAGATGGCTGATGTTAAAGGTGATTGTCCTTCAAACTTACTTGAAACAATCAGAGCACAATATAATACATTGCGAAACGATTTAAATACTGTTATTACTCTTGTCAATGAGCTTAAGACTAAAATGAGTGCTCATACTCATACTGAAAATACAGCAGCGACATATACCCAGAATGCAACGACAGCGGCAGCTCCAACTATTACATCGGCATCTGCTTCTCTTACTGCGGAGGCAGTTAATAGAACTTAGTTCTGGAGGCTTGCGATGGATTATAGTTTCGTTGGTGGTGTTGCAGTAGCTGTTGCGGGTATTGTTTTAGGTAACCTTCTTTTAAATGGGATTAAGGGAAACAAAAAAGCTTCTGAAGAAGCATTCAAACTTTTCGTTGAAGAAACAAGAGCAAATTTTAGATTACTCAACGAAAGACTTGAACATATTGAGAATGCAATAAGGAGGTAGTATGCCCGCAAGGTCGGAAAGGCAAATTTTGCATTGCCTAATGTTAAATAGTCTTCCTCAAACAATAGAGCATAGATTTCAAAAAGGAAATGTGCCTCATAATAAAGGGGAAAAAAATTTTGTAGAACGAGTTTGTCGTTTTTGTGGGAAAACTTTTTTAATAGCTGAAAGTGCTTTAAAGAGGAATAGGGGGATTTTCTGTTCTAAACAATGTTTTTATGATAATAAGAAAAAATTTAGTAAAAGAGCTATGGTCTTTAAATTGTATAAAGAAAGAAAAACTTATAAAGAAATTTCACAAATTTTAGGAATACCACAAAGCACAGTAGGATATTATGTATATAAACAGAAAATATGTAATAGGTATGGAGATGGTATTATAAACGGGGCAACAAGGCAAAGAATAAAAAATCTGTTAAATATTAATTCTTGTGAGTTGTGTGGATATGATAGAATTCTTGATGTTGCTCATATTGTGCCCAGGAAAGATGGTGGAAAATGGACTTTAGATAATGTTCTTATTCTTTGCCCGAATTGTCATCGTTTGTTTGACAAAAATTTGTTAAATGATGAGGAAAGAGAAAAATTAAATTCTATTGAAAGAGTTAAAAAAAGTTTGGAGGTGATGAAAAATTCCAGCAAAAAGTGAAAAACAAAGACGCATAGCAGGAATAGCTTTGTCTATAAAGCGTGGTGAAACCCCAAGATCATATTCTCCTGAAGCTGCAAGGATGGCCGAATCTATGTCTGAAGAAAAATTGAGACATTACGCAGGAAGAACGAAGAGAAAAAAGAAAAGAACTTCAAGAAGAAGCAGAAGAAAATGAAAAAAATAATTATTTTAACATTGTTACTTTGTATTATACCATTAATAGCGATAGGGAATGAAATACCAGCTCCTTTTGCTAAGGCTAAAGAACTTGCACTTAAGGCAACACCAAATGACGCAGGCAACTACATATTAGTCTTTGAGGGTTCTGACGCTTCCTACTATTTTTACTTGTTAGGTTACATACCAGGTAAGCAAATTATAGGCGTAGGCAAGTTAGAAAGTAAAGACACCGTCGTTGCAGAATACCACGAAGCGACAAAAGAGTTTAGTTTCTGGGTGAATGGATATCGCTATATGGATGTTGATAAAACAAAGGTGATAGAGTTTGCTTTTAAGGTATTTAGAGAATTGGTTGCAAGAAAACTAATTTAGGAGACAAATATGGCTGCTTTAATCCCTGCAATACTTGGTGCAGTAGTTGGTATTATTCCTGAGATTGTAAAATTCTTCAAAACAAGGGAAGACCATAAGCACGAACTTGAAGTAATGAAACTTCAAATCGAAGCGACAAAGGTAGCAGGCGAACAGCGTCTTGAAGAAATAAAAGTCCAGAGAGACATTAGCGAAGCAGAGGCTGCCTATAAATTCGCTGCACCACCACAGAAATCAGGGATTAAGTTTTTTGACGCCATTGTCTTCTTCTTTAATGGTCTGGTAAGGCCACTTGTTACTTACTGGCTCTTTATTGCTTATGTGGGTAACAAACTCAATTTAACCAATATTGCCTGGAGTGAATTTGACCAGGGTTTACTGGCTGGTGTTGCCTCATTCTGGTTTACTAACCGAGCAATGAGATATGCTGTTGGACAATTAGGCAGTGCAAGTAGCAAATGGTATTAACAGAAAAGGGATTAGAGTTAATAAAAATGTTTGAAGGTTTTAGTGCGACTCCCTATTTATGTGAGGCAGGCTATCGAACTATAGGATATGGTCATGTTATCCGTCTTGGAGAAAATTTACAAAATGTTACTGAGACCGAGGCTACGGTTATTTTACTACGAGACATTGCTAATGCAGAAAGGGCAGTTTGGCGTCTTATTGGCGTTCCCCTTGAAGCTAATCAGTATGATAGTTTGGTATCTTTCTGCTTTAATCTTGGCGGTGGTTCTTTACAAAGGTCGACGCTCAGGCAAAAGTTAAATCGTGGCGAATACTACGAAGCCGCTGAGGAGTTTCCCAAATGGTGCTATGCAGGGGGTAAAAAAAGTAAGGGGCTTTTAAAGCGTAGATTGATTGAAAAAGAAGTCTTTCTATATGGAGATTATCCTATTTAGGAAGGAGGTAAAAAGAAATGTCATTACTTATAATTATTTTATGGGTTATTACATTGGTGATTGCTTTTGTATCGGGACTTCTGGTATATAGAAACAATGCAAAGAAATTTAAAAGACTTGAAGAGGAAGCCAAGGCTAAAGGAAAAACAGTAGAAGATTTAATTAAAGAATGGTGAAATCTAAAAGAAAGGAGGTGAGCAAAAATGTTAAAGACAGGCAAGGCACGGGAACAGGTAAATGTTGATTTGGAGAGGGATAAGAAATTTTTGGTTGACCTTGACCGAGACCCTATTATTGGCTTCAATAAGAAGGTCACAGGTGTTTTAACCAAAAAACATCCCTCCAAAAAGAAAGGGAGGTAATCTATGGAGTGGGATTTTGAGGAGTTACAAAAAGAATACGAAAGACTAAAAAAGGAGTATGAAGAAGTCAGTAAGGCAAAGACTGAATATGATGAGGTTATAAAGAAAGCCTATGCTGACCCAGAGTTAAGAGAACCTTTAAAAAAGATTGCTCGCAAGGTTGCTGGATTAGAAATTCAAGACCCAGCTTACGAAAAGTATACTAAGGAAGAAATTTCAAAACTTCAAAAAGAATTGGAAACCCTTAAATCTGAAAAGGAAGTGGAAAGTAAAAAATCCTATGCGAAACAACTTGAGAATGTTTTAAGTCAGTATGGTATCACTGGGGATGAAGTTAAGAAATTTCAAGAGTTTGTTTCAAGCACGGGTCTTGTTCCAACAACAATTTCTGGTTGGGAAATTGCAGCACAAAATTATCGTCGTTCTTTAGTGGCAGAACCTGTTTTTGGGAGAACAAAAACTTTCAGAGAGGCTGTTACTTCAGAAGACTATCTTAAGAACCCAAGTCAAGCATTTGAGAAAGACTTCTTGAATGCTTTAAGGTCAGCAGGAAAAAAGTAAGATGGCATTTGGTAAAGGCTCTTTTCATCCGATGAATGATCCCAAAATTCGGGAAATAGTTAGCCAGAAAATAAAAGAAAAATGGCAAGATCCTGAATATAGGGATAAGGTTTGCAAAACTAAAGGACAGGTTATTAAGGCCTTAAAAAGGAGGTGGAATGATCCTATACAGCGAGAGAAATTTGCAAACAAAATTAAAGAAAAGTGGAGTGATCCCGAATATAAAAAGAAAGTAGGAGAGAAAATATCAAAAGGTAAAAGTTGGAATTTGTTTACAAAAGAAGAGCTTGAAGACCTTTATTTGAATCAGAAAAAATCATCAGATGAAATTGCAAAAGAAAGGGGTTGCTCTAAAGGTTCAGTTTTAGATTATCTAAAAAAGTATGGGATAAAACGTAGAACAGTTTATGACTATATCCCAAAATTAAGAAAAGCCTTTCTTAGAGAAAATAATCCTCTTTGGAAAGATGGAAAGACAAAAGTAGATAAACTTTTAAGAGAATGTGCAAAGTATGAATTTTGGCGTCAATCGGTTTTTGAAAAAGACAATTTTACTTGTCAGAAGTGTGGACAAAAAGGAGGTGATTTAGTTGCTCATCATAAGAAACCGTTCTCCAAATTGTTAGATGAGGTAAAAAAGAATTTACCATTGTTTGGTTTGTATGAAGGTGCTCTTATCTATACTCCACTTTGGGATGTAGATAATGGCATAACATTGTGTTTAAAGTGTCATAAAAAAATTCACAAGATAGGAGGTAAAAAGAAATGACAGCGCCTTTTATGAATTATTCTACGCCCTATGGAATTTATCCTCCATCTGTAGAGGTAGGGGCAAATGACATGCTTAATGCATTGTCAAGAGCAATCCCTTCGTGGGTCGTGGCTCAGAACCTTGGTAAGCTTTCTCCCCTTATGCGTAAACTCCTTACGATTGCAGAGGTGAAGGCTATGAGTTTCCCATTTATCAGCCAGCCAGTTGCAGGGACTCCTGTAAGTCATGCTCAATATGTAACGTATGATGGAGCATTTAATGTTCCAACTTCTCTTGATGTGGACTTGACCAAAATGCCTACTTTCTATGCTAACATGATTCTGGATACATTATATGTTACGGATATTGAAGCAAAGGCATTTGAAGCAGGCAATCCCTACATGCTTTTTAACAACCTTAAAACAAGGGCTTCTCTTGTTTGGATTGGGTTAATGGATACTTTGACCACCAATCTTACTGGAACAAGAGTGAGTGGAACAGAGGATACTAACAAGTTCTATGGACTCAAAGATGTTGTGGATGATGGAACCACGAATGCCAACTTTGGTAACCTTTCAAGGTCAACTTACACTTGGTGGAACTCCAAAGTCTACAATGCAACGAGTTTATGGACTGACTCTCCTTCTGCTTTTGTTTATGTGATGAGGGCCCTTGCTAAATTCCAAAATGAATGTTCAACAATGGGGATGCCAACTTGTGCTTTTACTTCTCATGGAGTATGGCAAAAAATTGCAGAGTCCTTTACTAACATTGAACGTTACATTGTGGCTGATACAGGGAAACTTGAAGAAACCAGGCAGTATGAAGTAACAGGATTGATTGTTCAGGGAATTCCTATCTTTCCTGATCCATATCTAACTGAATCTACCATTTACTTTTTGAATTTCGATCATTTGAGATTCGACTTTGTGGATGGATATGTTTCAGTTGTAACTCCCTGGTATAATATGACGATTGTAGGGAAACTGGCTTATCTGGCACTAATTATTATTGGCGGGCAACTTTGGAGTGATGCTCCAATTGCTTCTTTTAAATTGACCAATATGCCAGCAGTTTCTAATGTCTAATTGATTATGGATTTGGAAGGATAAATCCCTGGGAGAATAATCCCAGGGATACCTTCGCATAGGGAGGAGGATTATGTTATGGTTGTAGCCTTAAATACATCCGATAGGGAACTTATACTCTTTTCAGGCGGTATTGAGTATAAATTACCGATAAATGAGCCTGTAGAGTTACCAGATGTAGTAGCACAACTTTATTTTGGATATGGAATTAATGTTGATGAGGATTTGATGAATTTATGTATCAGCAGATTAAAGCGTTATAATCCTCAAATCTTTGGGCTACCAGATTCCGATGTTTGGGATAATTATATCCAGAAGGTTGAATTTAATATTGATGCTATTAAAGCCAAGAAAGAAACTTTTGATTTAAGGGAATTCAAGAAAGGTAAGTTTTAATATGTATGACAGGACGAGACTATATTAATTGTGCAAAAGATAGTTTTTATCCCACTGAAACTTATGTTTCTGATGCAACACTTGCAACTTTTTTAAACTATGCACGAAGGAAAGTTATTAAGCATGGGAAAATAGGTTTTACGGAAATATCTTTATCTCTGGTAGCCCAAACACCAAGTTATACTTTAACTAAAGATTTACTCGAACTTTACAGTGTGCTTCTCGAATGGGATAATACAATCAGGTATTTATTAACTCCTATTCCCTGGGGTAGGTTTCCACTCTCTACAAGCACATTTTTTGCTCCTCCCTGGAATTACTCGTTTATTCCTACAAAAACAGTAGGATTTTATCCATGTCCAGATAGGGCTTATAGTGCCTATTTGTATGGTGTTCCTTTCCCATCAAAAACTTATACAGGCACAACTCTGGATGATACGGATACAGATATTACTACGGATAATTATCTTGAACCTGTCGCTGTTTTGGTTGCTTCAAGGCTTGCAAGTAATGACCAGAATTATGAACTTTCAGAATTTCTTGAAAGTAAATTATTTTTTGATATTATGAGGATTTCAAAGATTTAAAATGGCTAAAAATCCTAAAAGACCCAAAACTATTGCTAAGGATTTTGAAATTTTACTTTCACCCTGGGAAGGTCTTGTTACATCTCAAGACGCATACACGATCCCTGAAACAATGTCTGTATGGATTGAAGGGTTACCTAAACTTACGGGTGCGATTGAAGGTGTATTGAAATCTACTACAAAGTATACTCATACTAAAACGATTTCTGATTACTTTAATTTTGCTTTAAGTGATAATTTCCATACCATTCTGGATGGAACAAATTTAACCTTTTTAAACTCTTCTTTTGTCTCTGCGGGAACTTTTTCTACTACAGATACCATTTGTGATTTTGGTCTTCAAGGAAACACAGCAGTCTGGGTGGTTACCCGTAATTTTTTAATCACCTTTGATGGGACGACTGTTTATAATCTAACTGGTAGAAATGTTTTAGGAGATGCAATTTGTTACTGGAAGGGTAGAATCTTTATAGGGAAGGATAGAACAATAACTTTTAGTGTTCCCAATCCTGATTACACAAATGTAAATAATCCTTTCGATACTGGGTCAGGTGCTGGATATATCACAATTAATATTGGAAGTTTTGGTAAGATTTTAGGACTTATTCCTAAAGAAGATAGTATTTATATTTTAACAGATAATAATATCCTTGCACTTCTCGGAACAACTATATCAAACGACCCAACCCAATGGTATCTTGCGGAAGTTATTTCTGGTTATGGGCTTACAGATGTAAGAAAATGGATTAGATATGAACATACTATTTATTACCACTCCAATATTGGTATTGTTAGTATCATTGCTACTGCACCTGAAAAAATAGATGATGCAATTAGTAATTTAACGGATTCTATTTATGGAATTAACTATTTTGTTTATAATGGTATTCCTTATATTGGAGTGATCGTAGATTCGCCTGAATCAGATAATAAAACTATTTGTTGTTACAATTTACTTTTTAAAAAATGGTTTTCCTTACCTTTGAATTTAACAACTTTTGCAACCATTGAGAAAGAAACTTATGGAATTCAGGGAGCAAATATAATAAAATTCTTCGATTCTGATAAATATTTTCCTATAAAAATTAAAACAAAAACCTTCTTTAACCTTGACCAAATTTATTATAATTTAAGAACAATTTATCTTTATGGTAGGGGTAATAATGTTGTTAATTGTAATGTCTATGATGAAACAAGTAAGGAATTGCAATTTGGTTTCAATCAACTGAATCCTGTTTCAAATTCACTTTTGTTTAGCAATTCTTATGGAGATTTTTTGTTTAATAATACTTATGGGCATTTTATGTATGGACAGACTCCATATTTTTTCTTAAATGTTTATAAAAATCTTAATGAAAATTATCGTGGGATTAGAGTGAAACAATTTTATTTAACCCTTGAAAGCGAAGACAATGGAGTTTATACAGAATTTATAAACTTGAAAGTTAAGGGAACTTTAGGAGCGAGGTATACATAATGCCTTTTAGGATACCCATGATATTAGAAAAAGACAATCTTTTGGCAATAAGGGATTATAATTCCTTTCATGCTTTGGAGCATCAGGATATTGCTAACTGGTTAAATGCTCTGGCTAAAGCAAAAGGATTAAGCATTGTAATAAGTTATTATACTTTACCTGTTTTAGACCCTAATAATCGTGAATCAATTGAAGCATTTTTTACAACAAATTGGAGACAACACATAGTTTTTTATGATTATTTGAATAAAATTGGAGCGACTTATTCACCACCAGTGTTCGTGTTTCCTAAAAACTACCCTAGCGAAATATGGGACTTAGATATTGAAAATCTGGTAAAATTGGAGTGGGAGGTGCATTTAAATTTTTGGAGGGCTATTGATATATTAAAAAGTTAAAATGTTGGTATCGCATTTATTTGAATATATTTTGCATTTAACAAGAGGAACTAATGTAGGACTCATTAATGAACTTACTCCATTTTATGCTTTTTGTTGGGAAGTTGGAAATTATTTGTTTTTATCTGAAGGGAATAATGTATCACTTTGTATCTATTCGTTTTGTAACTTATCGGATGCTGAAAGGATAGTGAGTTTACCCTATCAACAGGCTCTTTATGAGTCTGCCCTGGTTCTTTTAAGAAAACAAATCAGGGGAGATGTAGTAATACCTGATTTGGTTTGTGGGAAGGTTAGTAAAATAGGTAAAAATGTTGCATTAACAAAATGGAGGGATTTGGGAGCTAAAAAAATTTTATATCACAAAGCAAAGTTAAACAAATTTTTTCTTATACCGTTAAGGTGAAAGGAGGTAAATTATGGCAGCTATAGCTGGAATAGCTGGAGTTCTTTCATCGGTTGCTTCCTTGGCAAGCACCGCAGTTTCAATTTATTCAGCTTTTAACAAACCTGATGTAAAAATTCCTGTTGTTAGAATACCTGATGCAGAATTGGCACAGATTAATGCCGCAATTGAAGCGAACAAATCACTATCTGACCAAGCAAGGGCTACGATCAATCAGAATATCTCTATGTATAATGAAGGAAGACTTTCTCCGCAATATCAAGCCAGATTAGATGAATGGTGGGCTCAGGCTTC